AAAACCCATTTCTGAAGGATCTTTATCCAACATGTCGACAAGGAACACACGCTTACCCATTGAGAGAAATTGCTCACAATAGCTTAGCGCACGTTTTAGAGCGTCTTTATCCAACGCTATATAAATGTCTTGAACCTTATTCGACACTAATTTCAGCATTAAGCTCTTAGATATAGATTTACCTAAGATCGGAACGGCATTACGCTTAACAGCCATAGCGTCGAACACTCCTTCAACAAGTACGACAGGCTGGTCCCAGTTAATCATATTTTCAAAACCAATAATATCTTTTGAGGCAGACGGGTTCTTATATTTAAAATAGTCGTTCTCAAAAGTTCTCGCAACAAAGAAGTTTAACTGATTATTATCATCGTAGGAAGGTACGACTATTCTTCCGGCGTATTCACCGGTCATACAATACCCGATATTATACTTGATAAAATCATTATCTGTTAGACCTCTTCGGTATAAGTAACCTCTAACTTTATTTGCAATCACCGAAGTTAGGGAGGCAGTTGCTAGGGGCTGGAATTCTTTGGGTAGTTCTACAAACGTTACTTCGTAGTCAGCTGTTTCTCCTTTTCTAACATATTGCAGTACCTGATTGGCTTCTTCTCGGCTGAGTTTCATCTGCCGGAGAAGAGATTTAAGGGTACGGCCTCGGGTATTGCACACCCAACACTCCCATGGATTCTCTCCCTTTTCGTTTGTAGACATTTTAACCTCAAGCTTGGGCTTGCGGTGATTGCAGAAAGGGCAATTGAAAGCGTAGTTATCTCTAGCTCTCTTATGCGACTTTCCTAAAACGTTTTCTACAGCGTTTAATAAAATAGGATTCTCCATTAGGAGTTTTAATAGTTTATAACCTTAATATAAGAACGAAATGCTTACCGAGCAACTTAATAGTCAATAAGTTTTACTCTTCCGGTGGAGGTCATCATAACGTTATTATCGTCTCCGTACATATCAACGTCTTCCGGGTCGATGCCTGCCTGAACCATTTCTTTTCTGGCTCCGATAAAGGTTAACTTTAGTTCTGGGGATAGATCGGATAGTAGGTTCTTATCTCCTTCTTGGAAGAACTCATCGATCTTACGAACGTTTGCTTTAATTTCTTTTGAGATCTCAGGAGTAACAGGTTCTAGGTTTTCAACTTGGTACCATCCTCCCTTTTCATTTTCAACTGCTTTACCAACGTTGGCTAGGTGAGCGAAGTTCTTTCCTTGAGCCTTCACCATAGCTTCCATTTCAATCTCATCCTCAGTAACTTTAACTAAATAACCTTCTGCAGGTTCGTATCCGATTTCTGGGATAGGATTAGGTGCGTAGTAGACAACACCGTGAGATCCCCCTCCAATAAATTGAGCACCAGCTGCTTTGAACTTATTCTTCAAATCAGTGAATACGCTTTCAGTTAAGAGGGCTTGGATCAGTTTCATAGAAAATCTTTCCTGTAGAATTTACCTAAGATGTTATCGTTGTAGTATAACGGGTTATTCTCAATGGCATCGTATTTAAATAAATATTTACACTCGTAGTAGGTAAGCATTTTTTTACTTGATGCAAATTCTAAGATTTCTTTTTGGAATTCTTCTTTAGGGTGAATCTTAGTTAAAGATAAGAACTCTTTGTTGGATCCGTAGTATGTTTTCCAATCACTTTCCTTGGTTACAAGCTTGGTGGTTGGTTTGCGGCCGGGGCCGGTCTGTTCAGCAATTTCAGTTTTAGTTAGTTTTACTTTGCGGGTAAAATACAGAACTTTTTTGCCGATGTATCTTTTATTGGTAGGGGTGTGGGTAATCTGATAGATGAATCCGAAAGTACCTTCCGGCATATCTCCAAGTTCAGTTACCATCCTGCCCTTATGAGTCCAGGTAGGTTCTGTCATGTTATTAGGTATCAAATTTAACTATAAACGTCATATCCGTGTACCTTGACTTAGGTACTGGCTGGGCTAGTTTGCCCACTGCAACTAATTCGTTTGCATCGTTGTATAGTCCGACTGTAGTAACGTAGGGCTGGAAGTAGCTTCCAGTGGCAAAGTCATATACGTCTCCGTTACTGCCTGATTTAATTGAAGGGTTTTGAGAGTAATTTAAATCACTTTCTCTAATTTTACACTTATATTCACTCTGATAAACCGTGTGAGTGGCTTGCCAGCTGACAGTAGTCAGAGATGTATCTAGACCGTCTAGCACTTGTACCAGCTCAGCGGTTCTATTAACAACTGCTATACCGTGGGGGTAGAAAATATTACCCACTCGCTGTCCTTGAGGTATTGAGTAGGTTTGTACAGAAGCCGAAACAAAAATTAAACTCATTGTTTGTCCGGAACTGCCGTTATCTACAAAATACGTAGGATCCCCAATTGTTGTGAGTGTTCCGTTTATATCATCTAAAGTTAGTCCGGTGTTTGTAACCGTCTGGACGGTGTTGTCTCCTATAAAGGTAGTGAAGGGGCTTCTTACCGGGCTTCCTGTCCAAGATGCAGTAACGAATGTATATCCGCTTGGAATTGTTACTCCTGCTGTAAAGGTTATGGTACTTACGTCTGGAACAGTAGCAACTGTTGCAGATTCACTAGCGTAGGTATAGGAGCTAATGTACAAGGTAGTATCTCCGTTCGGAACTATATTACCCTCACCATCATCCACGAGTGTTATAGATCCTGTCTGAAATCTAAAGCTGGTAGGTTTGATTGCTTCTCCAAAACGGTTTCTCTGTACACTCAGTACAAAGATATCGTCGATTTGAGTTAAGCTTCTAGAAAAGAATAAAGTGCTTTGATTATAGTTATCAAAGCTTCCGCTCTCTAAAGATGAAGAAAAGTTAGAGTAATAGAGATGATTTATCGAATCATATACCAGCCGAGGGTATTCATTATGAAAGATAGTTTCGGCTGTATTAAACAGGCTAGTTCTATCTCTGGTACCGTGATGTATTTGTACTCCAGTACTCCCGCTATCTGCTATAGAAGTATAAGAAAAGGATTTATGCGCAGTATAAGGTACTACGAATGCATCCTGTTTGTTTAACTTTATAAATGCACTCATTCATTTAGAAGTCAAGCTTGATTCTTACTAAGGCTTCTTTGGTGAAGTCCTTCAGTAGAGGTCTAGATAGCTTAGCTACGGCTAAAAGCTCGTTATTATCGTTGTACATACCCACAGTGGTGATGTAGGTTTGTGGGGCATTAACCATATTAGGAATTCTTAAATCACCAGATCCTGTAATATACGAAGGATTGGTGGAGTAATTGAACTCGCTGTTACGTACCCTTGCAAAGATAAATTGAGAAGAGATAGTCTCTTGGTAAGTTAGCTGGAATGATGCTCCTGCTCTAATGGCATCGTACATCTTGGTGATGTTAGTAGGCGTAGGAGTTGTGCTTGTTCTAGATGTAGGGAACGCTAATCCGCCTCCTGCTACGCTAGAATCTACTGCTCGTCCGTTTAATAGAATTACACCGATATCTGGTAGGAATAGTCCGTAAGATCCAGAAGCTACCGTGTAACCTGTTCCTGAGTATGCTGATCCGTTTGAACCACTTACAACCTGGTATACTCTACCGGCGTCGTTATAAGATACGGTTGTAACATCGGCGCTGTTGTCGGTCAGTCTAAGAGTTGTACTACCGCTAGTTAACAGTAGGTTGAAGGTACCTGGTAGCAGGGATTCTTTAAAGCGGTCACGATCAACGGCGATTACGTAGAAGTAAGATGAAGTTACTCCGCCGAATACAAATGAACCTTCTTCGTCACCCAGTACCAGTGTTCTGTACTGTCCGTAAAGGGTAGAGGTTGGAGATTTTCCTACAACCGCAGAGTTAAACGGAGATGAACCTGATCCTTGAGCATCAGCATAAGCAAGTGAAAATTGAATAGCAGCGTTGCTTAGGGTAGATCCTGTCTGGTATACGTTGTAGAAGTAGTTGCCAGATGTAGAGGAAGGTTGGGTGGATGAAGTAAAGAAGGTTGTTAGAATCGGTGCTCCGGTACTCCATACTGGAGCTGATACTGGTTCAGCACTTACTACTAGATCGTCGGCTTCAAATCTTTTAAATGACATATCTTATTAGTTTACTTTTGTGATGGTTACCGGGATGATGATTCTAGCTCCAGAATCTCTACCAATCACTGTAAGAGTTGTTTGAAGCTGGGTGGTGTTACCAAACAGAGTGTTAACCGTAGTAGCTGTAAGGTTGATTGAAGTACCGATTACTGTCTTAGATACGTTAGTACCTAGAGTTGTAGTCTGGTTAAGAGCTGTAGCTTCTGGTGTGTTGATTCCTACTCCGTTAAAGGTTGCAAGTACTCTAGCGTCAGCGATAGTGGCTGTGTAGCCGTTAGTTTCAAAAGTCTGATTTGAACCTAGGTAGTTAAGAGTCTGTGGAGTGATTGCTAAAGAAGCTCCTTGCTTTAGCGTAATTGCAGAGTAGCCAAGGTTTAGGATTGGAAGTCTAGCTGTACCTCTTGGTAGGGTTACGAGCTTATACTTCATGATTTGAGTCTCATCCGGGAATGCTTCTAACAGTGGCATATTCTCTATAGCCTCACCGTAGTATGAAGATCCTGAAGGATGAGTTACATTGTAAAGGGTGTAATCAATTTCGTCATCAGACACAGCAAACTGAGTGATGCGGAAAGATCCGTCGCCTCTTGCTAGAAGCTCTCTACCTTTCTTTGTTAAGATAGCGTCAACTGTGACTACTGAATTATCTAAGTATCCCATTTGTTAAAGTTTTATACTAATAAATAGACTATTTACAAAATACCTTTGTTTACCAGGTCAGAAAGGATTCTGGTGTAGTTTGCTTTTAAGATATCTGATGGGTATTTCGGGAAGAGTACACCTGCGTTTTGAGTACCTGCTACCCTGTTTATTCTCATCAGTAACATGTTACTGGTGTCGATATATCGTCTAATTACAAAGAAGTCCTTATTAACAGCTTTGTTTGGTTTTTTATCTAGCGTGATGTAGAGTACCTGCTGGGCGTTTTGAGCTGGAGTTTCTACATTTGTGACTAGGAATACTTTCGCTTCATCATTATTGAACTTAATCTCATCTCCAACCTGTACGGTAAATGGTAAAGTAACTGTGTTAAAGCCTTGAGTGCTTGATCCAGATATGCCAATGAATAGGTTATCGTACTTAGATGATAGACTTAAGCTAGCAGTAAGAACTGTGTTAGTGGCAGCGCTAGCAGTTACAAAGAAGTAGTTCTGTGTATTATCTGACTGTGCTATGTAGCTTGATCCTGATTCAAAGCTGGCAGCTTGAAACACCCTGGAGGTAAGTAGTAAGCTG